AGCTTTTTGTAGATATTGCTATTGAACCAGTAAAAGCAGTAGAATTTATTTACATTCCGCTACGTTTGAAAAATACCGGTGAAATTGCGAGCTTAGGATAAGATAAATACTTATAAGAAAACAGGAGCAAATTTAAATGGCTATATCAACTCTTTCAAAATTTACAGTACCTTTGGCTAGCAGTGATTCTGCTAGTAACCAAGGTCTGCTCATGCCAAAGCTACAGTATCGCTTCCGCCTTACTTTAGAAAACTTTGGCGTGTCAACACCAACAACAGAATTAACAAAACAAGTTGTAGACGTAACTCGTCCAACTGTTGGTTTTGAACAAATGACACTTGATGTTTACAACTCACGTGTTTACCTAGCAGGTAAGCATAGTTGGGAACCAATCACAATTAACTTGCGTGAAGATGTAAACAACAACGTTCAAAAACTAGTTGGCGAACAACTACAGAAACAATTTGACTTCTACGAGCAGTCAAGTGCAGCATCAGGTATTGATTACAAGTTCACAACACGTATTGAAATACTAGATGGTGGTAACGGTGCAAATGTTCCACAAGTATTAGAAACATTTGAACTATATGGTTGCTACGTTGAAAACGCAAACTACAACCAGCTAAGTTACTCAGCTAACGAACCAGTAACAGTTACACTTGCTGTACGTTACGACAACGCAATCCAGTCACCACAAGGTACTGGTATTGGTTCAACTGTCGGACGTTCACTAGGTACACTAGTAACTGGCGGCGGCGTCTAAGAAATAGAAAAGAGTTGATGTATTCAAGGGGATCTTTATGGTCCCCTTTTTTCTATTTTATACCCATATAATATAAAGGATAAATATTATTATGGCAAATAAACTTAACGGATTTCTTGACAATGTTTTAGGTGGTGTTCTTAACCCAAAAGGTAATCTTGGGGATTTTCAACACGCAGCTAGACTCTTTACAGACGACTATTTCCGTCTGGCTCCAAAAACTAAATTCCTATATCATGTTGTATTCAACATTAATCCGGCTGTTAAAACACTTGGTGCAGGATACGATAAAGTAGAACTTAACATGCTTGTTAAGAGTGCTGAACTACCCAAGTTTAATATGGAAACAAGTGTAGTTAACCAGTACAATAGAAAAAGAATTGTAACTACTAAAATCAATTACGATCCTGTCAACATAGCATTTCATGATGATAACAATAACACAACAACAGACATGTGGAAAGCATACTACAAATACATGTTTGCTGATGGAAACTATCAAGGTGTAGGATTTAGTGAAGATACATCAGGTAATCCGCAAGGATTTAACAGTGCATTTAGTTTAAATCCGTTTGAACAATATACTGGTGCATATGGTTTAGACTATAATAATGCAGGAAGCAAAAAACGTTTCTTTACAAGTATTCAAATAAGTCAACTGTCAAGACATAGACACTTTACCTATACTTTGATTAATCCTGTAATTAACAGCTGGAGTCATTCAGATGTTAATTCAAGTGCAGGTGGTGAAACAGCTGAAAGCCAAATGTCAGTATCATATGAAGCAGTGCTTTATCATAATCCAGGTACAGTTAAACCAGATACTCCTGCAGGTTTTGCCGAAAGACACTATGACAAACAGTTTAGTCCAATTACTCCAGCTGGCGGTGGCAGTGCTACATTATTTGGTGCTGGAGGCGTAGTTGAAGGCGTTGCAAATATTTTTGATCTAATTGGCACTGGCAGAGCGTTTACGTCTGTAGGTGGATTTATAGAAGCAGTTGTTACAGGTGCTAATACTGTAAAAAACTTTAAACAGTTAAATAGTTCGGGTGTTAGATCAGAAGCAGCAGGAATATTAACAAGAGGCTTAGAAACAAATGTTAGTGTATCAGGATTAACTGATACAACCTTCCCTACAGCATCTATAGAAGCTCCAATTGAAGCGACTGTTAATACTAACCTATCAGCAAACAGCGGTTCTACTGTAGGCAATAATGTATCGGAACAAGTACTTGCTATTACATCAAGCATTAAAAAATTAGACGACTTTACTGTCTCAACAGTTTATAAAACCGAATATATAAATGAATATGGTGTTGCTGACATAAATCTTATTAAAGCATCATATGATGCACTAAGTGAAAACTCTAAACAAACATTTAGAGATATTGCTGTACAAACTATAAAACAAGAGTTGAGATCAAGATGACAGTTAAAACTAACCTAGAAACAAATCCAACAGTACACACAGAAACAAAAACATTTTTTAACAGATACTATACTGCTGAATTATCTTATCCAGCAGCTGAAATTGATGCTGTAGTTAACTTCTTTACTAAGCGTGGATTTGATTTAAAGCCAGCAGTAAGTGTTGCTACTGTTATATTACAACAAGCTAAATTAGAAAACGTTCCCGTATTTGAAGTGCTAGATACACTTAAAGGTCTTGAAGATGTACAAATAAGTGCAGTAGTTGCAGAAGTTGTTAATTTGAACAGACCCGTAACTAGCGTTATTGGTAATAGAAATATTACTAATGAAATAAAAAGTCTAGATAGCAGAAACATACTGCTATAACGGAGATGTTATGTCTAGGTTCGCCCAAGGAAAATACACACTGAAGAACCCAGAGAAATATGCAGGAGGTAGAACTCCTACTTATAGATCAAGTTGGGAATGGGCAATGATGCGTTTTTGCGATGAAAACCCAAATGTAAAACAATGGGCAAGTGAATCGATTAAAATTCCGTATAGACATCCACTAACTGGAAAATATACAATATATGTTCCAGATTTTTTTATTGCATACAGTGATAGGAACGGAAAACAACGTGTTGAACTTGTAGAAGTAAAACCTGAAAATCACACAGACAGAAGAAAACTTGGAAGATCAAAAGCAAACCAAGCACACTGGGTCGTAAACCAAGCCAAGTGGGAAGCAGCAAGAGCTTGGTGTAAACAACATAACATATATTTTCGTGTTATTACCGAACAAGATATTTTCCACAACGGCAAAAGACGATAAATAATAATAGCATATAATGGTATAATACAATGACTAAAAAACTAGAAGAACTATTAAATTTACCAGAAAATCAAGAAGATGCTTCTGTGCCACCTCCAGCAGTAAAAGAGGATATAGAAGAAACATTTCGTGATATTGCTGAGTTTGATAAAATTGCAGCAGCATTGCCTAGTGTAAAAGGATTAGGCGAAAAAGCAGATTCAGAACTTGACGACATTGCTCAACGTGCATTACAAACATATGAAGATTTAATGGATCTAGGTATGAACGTTGAAAGTCGTTATAGTGGTAGAGTTTTTGAAGTTGCAGGTAATATGCTAAAGACTAGTTTAGATGCAAAAACTGCTAAATTAGATAAAAAATTAAAAATGATCGAATTACAACTCAAAAAACAAAAATTAGATCAAGACGAAAGTTCCGACGGAGACTCAATAATTGGGCAAGGAACAGTCGTAACAGACCGTAATAGTTTAATGGAGAAACTACGTAATATTGATAAATAACATTATATAGTTGGGAACGAATAGAATGAAAAAGTTTACAGATTTTCTTACAGAGTCAAAAAAGACTTATACATTTAAGGTAAGAGTTGCAGGCGAACTTCCAGAAGCATGTGAAGATCGTTTAGAGTCTGCTCTTAAAAAATACAGTGTAGTAAATATGTCTAATGCTGCTAAAACACCAATTGTTGAGCGTCCATTAGATTTTCCACAGTTAACAAATTGTGAAGTACACACATGGGATGTTGAACTAGAATATCCTGTTACATCACATCAACTACAAGACTACCTAAGAGAAACTTGCAAAATTCCAACTTCACATTTAATTGTTCGTAACCCAAATGAACCACAAGAAGACTATCAAACTACTAAAGAAGAGACCGAATACGAAGCAATGCTCGGAACTGAAGAAATGGCAGCAGAAAGTGCTCAAGACTCAGTTGGATCTAGCAGAGTAATGGATCTATTGAAAGAACTAGAAGTTGCTCGTAAAGAGCGTGATCATGATCCAATTGACAGTGTTCAAAAAGCACCGGAGGCAAAATAATGACTACAATGAAAGACATGATCGCAGCAATGGATCAAATCGAAGGAAGTGTAAAAAGCACTTCAGTAATAACAGAAGCAAGCCTAAATATCAGTGCTAATGCAGAAACAGCATCTGAAGTAGGTGAACTATTAAGAGTAATGCAACTAGGCGGCGTTGTTCATAACGACGGTTCAACTAGTGAACTA